AGTTTCTTATGAGACTTACCAAAGAGATAAGGAAAGAGCCGAAAATGTGCCTGCTGCCAGAAATGATATACTAGCAAAACGCTTTGGTATACCTATGGAAGGCTATACATATTTCTTTACATATGATGAGATCCAACCTCATCCTCATAAGGACTATTGGGGTATGGCGTGTTCTATGGGAGCTGACCTTTCTCAGGGTGATGACTTCTGCGCTTTTACTTTCATGTTTCCTATATCCGGTGGACGATTTGGCGTTAAGACGAGAAGTTATATTTCTTCGTTTACATTAAGTAAATTACCAATTGCTGCTAGAAATAAGTATGAGGAATTTATACGAGAAGGAAGCTTAGTAATACTCGACGGATCTATTCTCGATTTGATGCAAGTTTACGATGATCTAGACGCTCATATAAATGAGATGAATTATGACGTCAGATGCTTTGGATTTGACCCGTATAATGCAAGAGCATTTGTAGAACGTTGGCAGACTGAGAATGGACCTTATGGAATAGAAAAAGTTATACAGGGTGCAAAAACAGAATCGGTACCTCTTGGAGAACTTAAGAAACTCGCAGAGGACCGATCCTTATTATTTGATGAAGAATTAATGAAGTATGCCATGGGTAATGCGATTACTCTTGAGGATACTAACGGTAACCGCAAATTGTGGAAGAAACGCCATGATCAGAAAATTGATAACGTCGCAGCTATGATGGATGCTTTTATTGCCTATAAACTTAATAAAGATGCGTTTGATTAATCTATAATAATTGGCGATGCTTTTGAAATGTAACCAGGAAATGTCGTTGAAAGACAATCTCCATTCGAGAGTTTAATTCTTGCTTTAGAATAAGTTGGAACATATTCTTTAGCTATTTCTTCTCCTTGCGAATTAGTTATAGTATAGTAACCGAAACTATCTGTAGTTTGTAGAATGTACGTACCCGCCGGAATGTCTTCATCGGTTATATAAGTTCCTTTAGATAATTCTGTTCCTAGATCATCAGTATTTGATTCGATTGATGGGATTTCATAATTATCTTCAATTGAAATAAGATCTGGTTGCAGGATAAAGAACGAATACGAACCATCTTGTGTTCCATAAACAAGTATTTTATCGTGATTTGCTTCTTTGTCTAAATAGCGATAAAGATATTCGTCTACCATTTGGCGTAATGCTATAAGTTCATCGAATGATAGTGTACTGAGATCAAAATCGGAGAAAGCTATTGAGGAGAAGACGATAATTATGGCTAGAACGAGGAACAGGCATATTATTTTTTTCATTTTAAAACCTCCTTTTATTGGATAAGTATATAGCATTTGTCTTATCAAATCAAGAGGATTGTACTTTTTTATAAATATTATGCTAGGGGGATACATTTTAATGCAAGAAAAATTACAACAGACGTTATCTGAATCCAGACGATATTGGTCTCAGTCTAACAACATGCTTCAGGCATCATTTAATGAGTTGAATGATAATTATAAACATATGCAAAAGCAAATGAAGAGACAGGGGGGTATAATTAATTATGCAATACAGAATCGTTAAAACAAATTCTGAGGATCAACCTATTGAACACGCGCTTTTTGGTAAAAAAGGTGGAGCTCAGAAAGGTTCTACTTGGGATAACCATAAATATATAGCCCGTCAGAAAGCTGGGGATACTTGGCGTTATTTTTATTCGCAGGCTGAATTAGCTGCGGCTAAGGCTAAACAGGCTGGACAGAAAGTGGCTAATCAGGCTAAGGCTGGTGTTGCTAAGGTCAAAAAATCGGTTACTGATACTAAAAGATATGCTAGTGATGTAAATAATACTAGAAATCGTTATAAAGAAGCTATTAATAGAGAGCAAAAACGTGTTATTTCAGCACAGGGTCGGCAAGCCGGTGCTAGTTTTAATGCTGGACAATACCAGAAAGAGTATCTTCCATATACGATGAAAGCTATAAGAGGCGGAAAACTAACTAATAAAGAAAAAGAACATGAAGATACATTCCGTGAGCTACAGTCTAAAGAAATAAACAGATCAAATAATGCAGTAGAAGCAGAAAAAAGAGCGATGGAGAATGTTAGAGAGCTTAAAAAAGCTGCTAATGATTATGAAAAAACTGTAGATAAAACTAAATATGGTATAAGTACAGCACTGAATAAAGTAGATAATGCTATAGACAAAGGTAAATCTATCACTTCTAAATTTCTTTCTGATGCTAAATCTGTTACTTCTGATGCTGTAGATAAAGGTAAAGAATTTGCTAAAAAAGCTGGACTTGCTGTTTCGGATACTGCATCCAAAGCAGTAGGTGCTGTTGCTACTCAGATTGATTTGGCTAAAAATGCTAAACGAGAAGCAAGTGCACAAATTAATATGAATGCTGATGCTAAACAGAAAAAAGCAGCTTTAGATGAAGCTAATGAAAAATTAGCACTGATTCGTAAAGATCGTAAAGAAAATCCTTATAAACATGTCGAGGGTGTTTGGGATCTTCATGAAGAAATTGCTCGGGATAAGATTAAAAAAGCTCAGTATCAATATAATTTAGCAGATACTGTAGCTACGCAGTATGAACCAGAAGGAAAGACAAGTTACGATTGGTTTGATTCTGATGTTGGTGGAAGAAAGATAGAGCGTACAAGTGAACAACGTCAGAATGATATTAAACTTCAGAATCGGTATAAGTATGATCGAGAATATCGTGAGCAAATAGATAGCGAGAGAGCCGCAGCAGTTAAGAAATACGAACAATTAACTGCTCAGTTTGAAACTCTTTATAATAAAGAGAGTGAAGCTGAAAAGAAATATGGTAGAAATTCTGATGAATATAAGGCATTGAATAAGAAGACTATGGATCTTTTGTATAAAGTAGAAGATGCTCGTGATGATGTGTTTAATTATGACGTTATAAGAGCAAAAACTATGAAGTAATACATAGGAGATTCAAAATGCAAAATGAATTAGCTCATTATGGCATCCCCGGTCAAAAATTGAGTACCGATAGAAGAATTTAAATGTGATTAAGAAATAATGGAGGTGATTTTTTATGGAGAATGAAACACCTCAAAAATACGGAATTCCAGAACAGAAAAAATTTCCAATGCCAGATGCTAAGCATGTTAGATCTGCAATAAAGTTTTTTAACTACGTTGAACCAAAGTACGAAAAAGAGCTTGCTAACGCCATTCTTGCTAGAATGCGTGAATATGGCATGAGCTTTAATGATTTTACAGTTGGAGAAGAGAATAGATTTTCAAAATATATACCAGAAAATTCTTCTTTAAAACATCATGGTATCCTTGGTCAAAAATGGGGAATAAGGCGCTATCAGAATCCTGATGGGACTCTTACTCCTGCTGGAAGAAAACGTCTTGAGCGAGCTGATCAGAAATGGGTAAAAAAGAACGAACGAAAGATTTATAACGAAACTTATAATAAATCACGTAAAGAGATTAAAGATTTCGAACGTAATGTTTTGGATCGAAGTGATATACGTAAGTATAATAAAAATCGTAAAATTTCAGCTGCATATGCCAATGCCTATAGTAAAAAACTTGCAGAGATCATGAATAAAAACGTTCGAGATATTGAGTCCCCATCAGGTCGAGTTGTGAGATTTGTTGCTATGCGAGGAGAAATGCGAGTAGCAACAGCCCTTGCTGATAGAGCCTATAATTTAAATCAGCTGCGTAGCGGTGTTTATGGTAATTCCGGTAAAATTGCATATCAAAAGAAAAACGTTGGAATGATGAGGTATGAATGATAATGGGAACTGAATTATATCACCATGGCATCCACGGTCAAAAATGGGGTGTTAGACGTTTTCAAAATTTAGATGGTACTTGGACTCCTGCAGGAAAGAAACGCTATACAAAAGAAATTAAACGTGAGTTAGAAAAAAAGCACACTAAAGAATTTAGAGCTATAATGAAAGATGATTGGGATGCCGTTAATGATCTACATAAGAATGAACGAGCGCTTAGAAAGAAGATCGGCGACGAAGCTCTAAATTCTAAAGAAGGTAAAGAATTCTCAAAAGCTAAGCAAAGGATAGATAAACGTAAAACGCCAATTATTACCGAATCTGATTATGATTCGTATAATAAAGCAAACAGTGCGTACCATAAGAAACTGTCAGATTTATTTGATAAGTATCATGACGATATATTAGGTGCAAAACTTAAAGATATTGGTATGGAAGATACGCAAAAAGGCAGAGAAATAATTGAAGTACTTCTTGCAGATACTGATTGGTACAGTAATTTTAAGCGTAATTAATATTCCAGGGAGGTAATCTATGCCTGAGACATTTTCTAATAGGCTGAAGCATGCCTGGAATGCTTTCATGAACCGAGATCCGCCGTATGAGTCTACTCATTACGAAGACCTCGGATATTTATATTCATATAGACCGGATAGAATGCGATTTACTAAGGGTAATGAGCGTTCTATAGTAACAAGTATATACAACCGCATAGCAGTTGATTGCGCATCCGTTTCGATTCTGCATGCTCAGTTAGACGACAACGGTCGATTTGTTTCTCAGATTAATTCAGGATTAAACAATTGCCTTACTCTTGAAGCGAACATAGATCAGACATCTAGAGCATTTATTCAGGATGTTGTGCAGTCTATGTTCGATGAAGGTGTTGTAGCGATTGTTCCGGTTGAAACTTCGATCAATCCAAAGAAAAGCGATTCATTTGATGTTCTGCAGCTTCGTACTGCTAAGATTACAGAGTGGTATCCTAGAGCTGTAGGTTTTTACATTTTTAATGATGTTACCGGTCAAAAAGAAAGATTTGTTTTTCCGAAGAGCAAAGTTGCGATTGTTGAAAATCCTCTTTATGCCATTGTAAATGAACCAAACTCAACTATGCAAAGACTTATAAGAAAACTAAATCTTTTGGATGTAGTTGACGAACAAACGAGCGCCGGTAAGCTCGATATGATTATTCAGTTACCGTATATAGTAAAAACAGAACAAAGAAAACAGCAGGCTGAAGCTCGAAGAAAAGAAATTGAGATGCAACTTGCTAACTCAAAGTATGGTATTGCTTATACAGATGGTACTGAACGAATTACTCAGCTTAATAGATCTTTGGACAATAACTTAATGGGTCAGATCGAGTATTTGACTAATATGCTTTATAGTCAGCTCGGAATCACTAAAGAGATTCTTGAAGGAACAGCTGATGAACAGCAAATGCTTAATTACAACAATCGAACGATTGAGCCCATTATGTCTGCAATTGCTGATGAACTGAAGAGAAAATTCTTGACGAAGAATGCTAGAACAAGACAACAGTCAATTATTTTCTATAGGGATCCATTTAAGCTTGTACCAGTAAGTCAAGTAGCCGAAATAGCCGATAAGTTTACTCGCAATGAAATTATGTCTTCTAATGAGATCAGACAGATTGTTGGTATGAAACCGGCTGATGATCCGAATGCAGATAAGTTACATAATAGTAATATGCCGGATTACAGCCAAATGAATGGAAACAATCAGGAAACTCCAACTGAGGATCTTCCTGATGGTTATATTGAATATGCTCCGGGATATGAACCGGAAGAAACTCAAGAGCCTTAAGTGGCTCTATTTTTATTATTAATTTCTAA